CGGAAAACTAATGTGTTTTCCTACGAGCTGCATACCTACAGCTCGGTCCACCTATACTTGATACGATAGCGCTTAGGTAGCGCCACACGGGTCACGCGAGAATCACGCAATTTATTGCAGTGTTTTCTCAAAACATGGCTCCAGCGGTCAGCCGGGACATACATGTCCCGGCTCACGATACAAGGAATACGATACTCCACCTTTTGAAAACGGTGGCGCATTCGCTTCTTGTACGCTGTCGGCACGTCAGTATAAGGCCCTAGAAGGTAAAGACCCGATTGGGTCTTTTCCATCTCAGGGCTGTTCTTATATCGAGATGATACAGGAACAGGTCCATACCACTTCTCGAAGAGAAGTTGGAGGGCCAAACCGACATGCTCGTATCCGTAACGTCTGATGAAGTTGTTAAACAACTCAGCCGTTCGGTGTCGAGCCCGTGCATTATTTTCTGGTAATGCTTTGCACCTAATGGGTGTAACGTTATGACCATTAAAATAGTCACCGCCACAGGATTCGCGAAAGAATCCATTCCAAAAGGACTTGTCTCTGTTGACTTTTAGACCAACAGCTTCAAGTGCACCAGCCACCGTCTGAGCATGCTCAGTCGGCACAATAATGTCGTCGCCAAAGACCGATATTCTCATATCGTCTTTTTTGAGTCGCCCCTTAAACAGTCTATTAATATAAGACTGCCCAGGGTCGATCGCGGCGAGAGCAATAGCCCAAAAACAAATAGCCTCTACGGGAAAGCAACATGCTGATCCCATAGGAGCGAACTTGTTCAGTGGTACTTCCGTACCATCTGGGAGGATTGTCCTTAATGACCGCGAGGCCATTAAGCATTCAGTCCAGTTTGCAGGGAATAGTCTTGCGACTAATTCCACTGAAACTCGGTCTGAAGCCTCCTTTAGGTCAAGAGTGGCGTGGCAACCGTCGATAGACGCTTGCTTAGCCATTTCCTGATTTCTGGTCTGATCGGTAAAACCGATCTGACCTGCTATTGCAGGTTGTCGTTCTACAGTATCATAAAGCTTGGCCATAAGGCCTTGCTGGATGTACATGAACTCCCGTGGTTCCTCGCTAATCAAGCGAGGGCCGCGTGAGTCCTTCGGAACGAATACAACCTTGGCAGCCGGTTCATCTTCTACTGCATCTACAAGCTTCCCTAGCTCATCGCTAAGGTGGCTCATAGAATAGTAGAAGTACTCATCGTAAGGATATACCTCCGCTAGACGCGGGATATACCTAAACGAGTCGTACCTCATGTGGGGAGATACCCCACATGAAGATGATCCGGAACCGTGCTTTGGATTTATATCGTACGGGTCTGCTTGGCAAAGTAGCCGGCAGACAATATTACGTGCTCGTTTGAGCATCGCCCCAGTAGGGCGAGTAATATGTACGTTCGCAAGATCATCTTCAGCCTTTTGAAAGGCCTGGATGGTCTCACTCTCCTGTGCATCGGTATACGGCATCTCGAGCTTGTAAAACAGATTACTAATCTGTCTTATACAAGCAACCGCTTCCGCGTCAACATTAGGCAATGGAAAGCCATCCTTATCAAGGATGGCAGCCCAAGCTGCCCGCAGAAAACGCGGGTAGGCACAGCCGCGCTGGTTTTTGAAACCTAGCACAGCACTACCATCTTCACTAAGTGAAGAATGTGAGGCACCTGGAATAGATTCCGGGTTGTCCGCAGTTGAGCTCCATGTTGGCGTACCTCCTGACAACTTTGTCAAGGGTTGCGTCTCCATGTGCTCCGGCTGCGATCTCGTCTGAGATCTGTCTGATTGCAATGCATTCAGCAGATAACGGTCGAGTCTCGGTAGTACCTTCGTCAAGAAGGTCATGCCTTCTCCCTCGCTTCTCCTCATAAAGACAGTTATGTCTTGTTGGGTAACGAAGCGTTGGAGTTCGGTATGTGTTGTCAGCAGAAGAAATAATTCTTCTAGGCGTTTCAGATTTTCCATTCATTTGGATATGTCTCCTACGCCACAGCAAAAACCAACACACACCAGCACAATACGTAGGTGCGTTAATCCTTCTTAAAGAAGGAGATCGCCTTGTCCCAGTTTCGGACACCCCAAATCACAAGTACTAGAAGTACTAGTGGTGCCCCTTCTACACCAGCTGACATAAAAATGTCAGCTAGTTCGGAGAGGTTGTTGGGAGGTCCAGTAAAAACTGGATTGTCGATGGCAGACGGAAACAGTGATGGATCCGGCTGCTGAGTATAGTATGGAGCAGGCATACTATCCCCAATGGGGAGGTATGAATACTTCATATCAATACTTCGCTCCTCCAATGTCCGCACGGACGGTGGAGGCTGCGAAAACTTCCTGAATTTCTTCAAGGAGTTCATCGACGTCATCCAAATCGGCCATAGCTGGCCGGATCAGTACAACAGTACCCTGAAGGTACGTGCTGTATTCTCCAGAAGCGTCCTGAATAGGGCGCTTGAACTGGACTTTGGATGAAACAAGGTCCCCGCTGACGGTCTTATGCTCGATAACGAGTGAAGAACGACCAGCGAGGTCATTGTTAGGCGACGGCGCTGTATATTGCGCCGCGTTCCCGTTGCTCTGTTCGCGTGTATAAACGCGATCTGCAGCGGGTGAACCCACGTTTAGTGTGATGGTGTCAGGTAATGCCATGGTTAGCTAGTAAGTTAGGGTGTTTAATGCCCTGCTCCACTCGGAGCAGTGTAAAGCATCTTAACCCGGTTTCCATCTATAGTATGAAATTCCTGCTATAATTTTAGCAGGCATACTAGGAGCTTCTCATATAGATTAGCTCGCCGATGGTTCCAAGCTGACTAATGCTTGGGAGGCGAATTTGTGGTAGGGCAACCGACCAAGTCGGTAAACCGCCCTTCCTGGAATAGATCGTCCTAACAGCCCTGCCAGTGGCAGAGCTACTAGGTGCATCATTATTCCAATTCGAAGTGTAAATGCCAGTATCAAACCTGGCTTCAACCTCGGCCGTGATTACTTTTTTAATAGAGTAACCTTGGCTCTGAACAGTATAGGGAATGTCAAGAAATTGACCCCTAAACTGACTCAGAAAGTCTCCGATACCTATGAAATAATCAACCACGAAACTATAGGGAACTAATTCCCAAATAGTTTCAATAGGTCGATTAAAACCTAGGGCGTCCAAAGCAAGCAAATGCTTGCTGTTTTGGATCTCTGTACGGTCAAAAGTGACATATACAGAGACGTTGACTTTACGTTGGCCTTCAACCGACGAGCTACACTCATGATAGTAGTAGCCGTTGCTAGCATTATGCTCAAACGAGAGCTTACTGCTAGAGTCGGTTGTAGCACTTCGAACAGCTACAGGTTTGCCATTCCTGAGCCTATCAACCTGAGTAGATAGGTGCTGACCTAGTGTACTAAGTTGCCTCAAGTCCCTTAGAAAGGGCTGTATGGCGAACTTATTCATTAAGTCGGCACTTACTGCCATCCTAACAAACTCACCTAGTGAAGCCTTATCCCCCCATCGCTTAAAAGCGGTACGGAGGGAAGGGGCTTGACCGGGCTTAGCACGGAATTGCTTACTGACCCTCTGGGAGATCTCGCGAAAATCGCGAAGCTCACCTAAGAAGGTTGGTAAGTTTATCCCTGCTGACTGGGCCCCAATTTCCAATTCCGAGAGAACTCGGTTTCGGGCATTGAGGTCGCTATCGCCGTAGGAGAGGCTTGCCTCTCCGTGCGCTAGCAGCCAGTTGAGTAGGTCGGATGGTGCAGCAGATAATCCAGTACTTACAATCTCCACAGGGCGACCATTATAGGTCGCAGTATGCCTTGAATAAACAGGCCTCCTGGGGTTGAACCATTCCGTTTTGGTATGGTCACAATCGTTGTAAGTACCATGGCCACTGGTGGTACCTATTAAGGTACCGACGACGCCTTCTTTGCTACTCCAAAAGGAGTGGCCAGAACCGACGTCGTAGGTTGTTTCGGTATGATTAAAACTCAAACCGTGGACTTTGTACCAACCAATCCAATTGGTATGGTCATAGCCCCCAACCCGTGTAACTGACGGTAAGTCAGATACAACAGTGTCCATAGATTTATTCTCTGCACTCATGTTGACGCGGTGACCGTCC